ACTAGGGTTATTGTCTACATTAACTAGGTTATATTTTGTAATTAAATTTACATCTTTTCGTCTTTCGGTCGCTGAAATAAATCTTTTTTGTATTCCTTTTGATGTTAAAACTCTATGTTTTTCATATAAGTTTTTATCAAAAAATTCTATTTCGATAAGTTTATTTATAATTTGATTTACTAGATCTTCATCTTCTAACGTTTGTTCTGAAATTATAAAAGCAACATCATCATTTAGTAGTATGTAATATCCTTTATCACCATAAATCATACCTAGTAAGGCTATTACTACCCCTATTGATTTACTTCCGAAAGACCTTATTAATCTTCTAACTTTAATATCACTCATAAAGTCAGCATTTAAAGGGTAATAGTCTAACCCCTCTTTAACAGGTCTTGCCATTTCTACCCCCTCCCTTTAAAGGTGTTGTGCAGTATATAAATTTCATCCGCATAGTAGCCAACATCTTCATCGTTAAAGCCTTTTCTATAACCATTGGCCACCTGCCATTTTAACTTATTTACTGCTAGTAATAATGCTTTGTCATAACTCATATATACACCCCTTTATAAATAAATTTCTAAGCCTTTCTTTGCTATATTTACCGGATGGCCTATAGCTTTTTCAACCTCACATTTAAATAATTCTGCGTCTGAATTAGCATTTGATAAATGCACTAATGTTAAAGTTTTTAGTTTGCCTAAATCACTAGCTTTTAAAAAATCTATACAGTTCTGTAACTCAAAATGAGATTGAACAACCCTATTCCTTAAAAACATCTTATCTTCTAATGTTCTATCAATTATTTCTTTTGAGTAGTTACATTCAACTAAGATGTGATTAACATTTTTAAATCGATACTTAACATAGTAAGTATCAGTTATATATAAAATTGTCTCGTCTGTTGGTACATGTTTTATTAGAAAACCTACATTTTCTACATCATGCTCTAACTCAAAGGCTAGTATATTGAAATTCCCTACTATATGCCGGCTATTTGCCTTTATAACCTTACATCTATGATTTAGTACGTCTTTATGTTCAAATACGCTTGTAAGGGCATATACGTTGATTCCGTTTTCAACTAATTCTTTAACCCCTTTGGAGTGGTCGTTATGTTCATGAGTAACCAAACATCCAACAACCTTATCAACCCTATAATCTATAAATTTCAGTATGTCCTTGTACTTAAAGCCTGCATCTAGTAATAATATCTCATCGTTTATCTCTAGGGAGTAGCAGTTACCACTACTCCCAGAGCCTAATACTTTTATCTTATTCATGGCTAAAATGGTACAATTGGATCTTCTACTTCTTCAAATCCATCAAACATCATTTGACCATCTACAGGTTTTTCCTCTGCAGGTTTTTCTTCTTTATTAGTAGTTGGTTTAGTTTCCGCTGGAGTTTCTTCCATTTCTTCAAAATCGGCATCTATAACTTCGTTATTAGCATTGTTGCTTATTTCTTCTTCTACAGCACTGTCAATAATTTCAGCCTGTCTTTTATCTGTTTTTTCTTCATCACTATTGCTATATGAGTCTGAAAACAATAAATTCATATCATCAGATGTATTTATGTAGAATTTACAAGCCCTATTTATTACAGTCCTTATTGCCATTTGGTCGGTAAACTGTGTATGTGCCTTACTATTTCCTTTAGTAGCCCCCATGGCCCAAGAATTTCTTATTTGTGCCATATTCATTACTTCTGTATGTAAAACACCCTTTTCACCTATTATTAATGCAAAAGCACCTTTTATCTTGCTAGTATCAATATTTTCAAAGCTTCTCTCGAATTTTTTTATTTTTATGCATCCAGTATTATAATCAAATTCTGTTTCAAAAATATCTTTTTCATAAATCGCATATCCTTTTACATCTTTAATTTCAGGAACAGTTGCCTTTGTTACAGCTATTGTTCCAAGGTATGATCTTGATAGTGTCAACTTGTTTTTATATGGTATAAAATAACACTGATTTTTTGCCGGTGTTAGTCCCTGTACAGCCATATCAAGTAATGCTTGATATATTGACTCTTTTGTACACGTTTCTAATACTGGTTTATTGCTTGAGTCTGTTGTCTGTAATAGAGTTAAATAAGCTGATTTCATAGCATTTTCAACGCTGTATGTACTAGGTAAATGCAAAACTCCATCATTCATATACTTAGTAATAGTGCTTAATGCGTTATCTGTAATGCTTTTAATTGATTCTGGCTTTTTACTTTGTGTAACTTGATTAGTCATTGAATGTACCCCCTGAAATTTGTAATTCTTCTACATTGTCTGCCCTTAAGTTAATAACCTGTGTATCAACATTTTCTAGCAGTATAATTGACTCCCTATTATCTATAAATATTGGTAGCTTTATTTCATGGTGTTTGCTAACTGTATTTATAATCGCTAATCCTGAATTAATCTTTTTAGCTGTGTTAAGGTCATTAAATGGAACACCATCTACCATTACCTGACAACACTCATTTATTCCACCATTAACCTGCGTTTCAAATAACTTAAAATCTACCCCATTGAAATGCTTGTTAATATTACCCTCTAGGATATCAACCTTAGATTTAATAAATAGCTCGCATAACTCAATATCCCTTTCTATGCAGGCCAACTCTTTAACTAGGCCTTTTTCTTTTTCTTCAAGATCTGTTATTCTAGTTTTTATTTCATCATCAACCTTTGATTTACCAAGGTTTTCTAGCATAACTTCTAGCTGTTCCTTATGTTCGCCAATTAAAGCCTTATACTTTTCCTTTTCTTCGCTGTTGCTATTGTTCTTGGCCTTTTCTATTTCTTCATCAATAGCCTTTATGTTTTCTTCTAAGCCTTTAAGCTGTTCTAGTTCTTCACTAGTGTATATTGGCTTATTATCAAACTGATCTAGTTCATTCTGTAATTCCATAACGGCCATGCTAACCTTATTAACCTTTTTAAATTGTTCTGTTTTTAGGTCAATAACATCTTTTAATACTGCCTCGTTATACTCTATCTTCTTAGCTGTTTCCTTACCTTTAGTAGTGATACTTTCCAACTTCTTGGCCCTATCACTATTGAATAACTCTAGGTACTTTTCTTTTTCTTCCTCAAAATTATCCAAAGGCTTGCCACAATAAGGGCAATTTTCTTTAATAGTGGATATGTCAGCCTTAGACTTATAAACTTCGCTATATTCATCAGCATATTTATCCTTAGCTATTTTTAAGGCTTTTAATTCATTTTCTATGGTCTTTTGCTTAGCCTCGTACCCATTCATAACGTCCCTTAATTCTCTTTCCTTGGCTTTATTTGTACTAATCTTTTCCCTTAGTTCATTCTTAACCTTAAAAGCCCTATCACTGGCAACGGACCTGATGTATCTTAATTTTGTATCCTCTATGGTACGCTTATCATGTAAAGCATTAATCTCATCAACGTTATTTTTAATCCCTGACGCTTTCTGTTCTAAAGATTCTATTTTGGCATTTTTAAGCTTAATTGCGTCTTTTAGGTCATCCACGCTAATATTAGATAACATACTCTGTTGCTCTGCTATCCTGATAGGTATTTCTTTCTTTTGGTCTGCAAGCTTCTTCATAGTAGCCTTTTTGCTTTTTAACAGGTTATCAACACCCTTGTTAATAACCTCATCTTTTATAGGCCCTAACTCCGGCTTATAGGCTATAACATCTTCAATATCGACTTCCCCTGCTATGGACATTACTATATCTCTAGCATCCTTCCACTTTATTTGTGTACTAAAGTACAATGGATTAGTTAATAGCTTAAATAAATCCTCACTAGTGAATTTATCTTCTATTAACTTTTTGTAGTCATTCTTCTTGTAAGGTACATCATCAACCTCGTACAAGGTTTCATTGCCTGTAAATGTTTCTTCCGATGTACCCCTCTTTGTTGTCCATTTTTCCTTGTATGTTTTCTTTAGTAATAACAGGACCCCGTCAATTTCAAACTCACCACAAACCTCTACATCAACCCTTATTGGCATGTTATTCTTGTCTAGTGGCTTAATGCTAAAGTCTGTTCTATTGTCGCTATCCTTGTCAAACAACAGCCATGTAAATGCGTCAAATACTGTTGTTTTACCACTAGCATTATCACCAGTGATATAAGTTTCCATGCCCTCAAAACTAATATCTAGGCTTTTAATTCCCTTGAAATTATTAATTTTGAGCCTTTTTAACGTGATTTCTTTCATTTCCCATTCTCCTTTTTGAAAATATATGTTATAATTATTACAACCTTATTTGAAAGCTCGTAAGAGCGTTATAATTATTTATACGCTTGGTTTAGTGATGTTCCCCTTGCGTATGCTGTACGGAATTTAGTTTATCTAGATTCCGTATTTTTTTATTATTTTCTTTAATTCGACCAACTTAGCTACAGTTAAATAGCCCTGAAATCTATTGTTTTTCCTAGACCATTTAATTTTAATAGCCCTCAATTCTTTGACTATTTCCGGATTACTTTTTACAATGTTTTTCTTATCATATAGATATAGTAGGTTATGTTCTATATCTATCTCTGTAATGGTTTCATTGCTAAGATGTATCTTCTTAGCCTGCGACCAAACAAATTTTAAATCGTTTATCCTTTTTTCGGCCCTGTATATCCTACTTCTCAAGTTTTCTATTTCCTGTTGGCTATATGGCTTGTTCCTGCCATCCTGTCTAGCCCTTTTATTAGTTATGGACTTGAATACTATTTCATCATTCAAGTACTTTATATAGGCTTCTAGCTTGTCTACAGCATGGACATCTGAATACTTTGTATCTCCCACCTCGGAAATACCTGTCCTAATTTGTGTTAATAAGGTCTTTAATTCCTGTTTATCTATAGACGCTTGCGAAACTTCCATCAGGCAATACCACCTTTCTGATAGTTTTATCGAAATTATGCTTTTCTCCGACTCTTAGCGTGTCTGCCCTGCCTTTCTTATTTATAAATGGCAGGTCCCAAGGTAGCGGATCATATTCCGTATCTAAGCTATGAATTTCTTCTAACTTAGTAAACTCATTAACCTCTGCCCTCTGTATTCTATATTCAAGTTCTTCTCTTCTCATTGTTTTTGTCTCCTTTATTTCAATTAAAAATCTCCATTTGATTTTAGACTGTAATAACCCATATCACTAACTATTACATGGTCTAACACTTTTATTCCAAGCAAATCACCTGCACTAACTAGAGCCTTCGTTAGCATTATATCTGCTCCAGATGGTGTTGTATCTCCGCTTGGATGATTATGCGAAAATATAACACTTGTAGCATTAACCATTAAGGCACGTTTATATACCTCTTTGGATTTTACTGTCGCACCATTAGTGCCACCTTGTGAAATAAGAAATATTCCACAAACATTACCTTTACAATCAAGGCATATAGTCCAAAATTGCTCTATATCCTTTTCAACTACTTTTAATGCTTTCATCAGTTCAAATACATCATCTGATTCAGCGATTTTAGTTGCCTCATATTCTATTGCTTGTTCTTTTACTAACTCTAAAAAAGTCCCCTTATTTGTCCTTACTTGCTTCGTGCTATAATACATTTTCAAACCCCTTATTTAAAATATTTCTGCCCTTATTCTCTGTATTTCTTCAAGGTTGATAGTTCCACCAAAAAAGCTTAAGTTTGGCCTTGTTCTTTCAACCTCACTACACAAGGTATCTAAATCACTAATTCCAAAATTGACCCTCAAATCTTCCCATGCTCGATTTTCCCTTTCAATTTCTTCCTTTGTCTTTTTACGCTTCATATCTTAACCCCTTTCACCTCTACAATATTTAACTGTGAAGCAGGCTTTTTGAAGTTCTGCAATTTGATCTAAAATGAAACACCAGTTATTTAGTTCGTTTTCGTCTATTTTGTTGTCATAAGCGATTCTAAGGATGCTGTTCCTATTTTCTTCTAAATCGTCTATGTTTTTAAGTAACATGATAACTGCCTGACTTAGTGACCTAACCTCTACATCCGGCAATTCCCTTGCTGTAGCCTTTAACCTTAAATGCTTATAACAAAGTATTGGATGTTGGTATAGTTCCGACATAGCGAATACCATATCATCAGGTACTTTCCTTCGGCCTTGTTCATATGAAGCTATAGTTTCAGTGGCTATGTTTAAGTACTCGGCCGCCCTTTCTTGTGTTAGCCCTGATACTTCCCTCGCCAACTGGTAAATAGATTTATCTTTCATATCTACACCCTCCCAATATGGCAAGACACCCAACAATTTTGTTGCCCGCAAGGTAATCTTCTAGCACTACCACAATTTTCTTTACAGTTGCTACAGTTGTATTCATTAGCCGGTTCATTCATCCAGTTAAGATAATGGATTAAATCCATTACACTTAAAAGGCTATATGTTTTTTGTTCCTTAAAAGTTCCCTTATGGATTCTAACCGGCCTAGCCGTTTTCACAATTTCCTTTGTTTTTAATCCTAAATATTTCATGTGATGTTCTCCTTTCGGTGTACGAATCCTTTTTATAAACTCGTACTAATTACTACTTTAAAAATATGTTTTTTTGTTTTATTCTATACATATACGTTAATGTATATTCTTAACCAAAAAAAATTCTTTGCATTTTTTCAGGGTTAAGGTTTAACTCTTTAGAAATTATTTCTATTTCGTTTCGCTTGAACTCGCTATACCCTAATTCTTTATGGCCGTACTGCTTAGTAGAAATTCCAATCGCTTTAGCCATGTCCGTTTGCGACTTTTTATTAAGTTCTCTTTCTTTTAAAAGTTCAAATCTATCAAACATTCCAATTCCTCCTTATCTCTTTTTCTATATTAACATGATAACATATACGTATATGTTTGTAAATACATTTTTGTATTTTTTTAAACTTTTACGTTTATTTTATACATATACTTATATTTTAGGATATACTAAGGCTATGAGGTGATTTTATGAAAGAATTTAAAGTAATATTGGCAAGGCTTATGAATGAGTTTAATATGGATCAAAAAAAATTAGCTAATAAAACAGGTCTTACTCAGGCAACCATTTCAAGATATACGCTTGGTAAGGCTATACCAACGGGAGAAAATCTAGGGATAATAGCTGATGTATTTGATGTATCAGTAGATTATCTACTTGGAAGAACCAATATAAGAGAAATTAATAAAGGTAAAGAGGATAAGTTTGAAGTTTTAGCAGCACATAAGGCTGACAGTAACAGTGATGTAAAGAATATCCCTGGATTGAAGGATTTACTAAGGGAAATAGTAAAAGAAGAACTAGGAAAATAGAAAGGATATTGATATGGGTAAAAAAGTTATTTCTAATGATGAAATATTAACTAAAGTAGATAATTTTCTAAAAGAACTTGACAATGATAGAGCAAATAAAACAAAATTTTGGATTAATGATTATATCAAGTTTCAAAAAAAAGAGATAAAAATATCATCTAATTCTAGACATGCATACAAAAAATATAATCGTGGAGATATAATAAATGTTCACTTTGGCTTTAGAGTTGGACGTGAGTTTGGTGGTCTGCACTATGCTATCGTTATAGGTGGTTATAAAAATAGAAAAAGTGATGTTCTTACTGTTATCCCCCTTAAATCAGCAAAACCAACTGTAAATGTAGATTTTCTAAAAAATGGTGAATATTATTTAGGTAATGATGTCTACAATGCTATAAATAAAAATTTAAAATCACACTATCAAAAACTAACAGAAATTGAACTTTTATTTACAAGTAAAAAAAACACACTAGATAACTTGAAAAATGATTTTAATGAACTTAATGATATAATAAACAATCTTACAGATAATATTGATAAAGCTGATGTTTCACATGATAACAGTAAAATTATCATGGCCGGCGAACTATTATCTAGTATTAATAATAAATTAAAAGAAGAAATATTTGATATTATGTTAAAATGTAATGAGCTTGGAATATTAAAAACAGACACTCTTTCAAATTTAGAATCGCCAACAGATTTATCTTCTGAGGATATGAAAGGATATATAAATACTATTAACAAGTCCTTGAAAAGCGAATTTACATATATTAAAAAACTGATAATAGAAAATGACAGAATGAAAGTAAATGGCAGTATCGCATTACTAAACCAGATAACAACAATAAGTAAAATTAGGATATATGACCCTAAGACAAAAACAGACGCATTGAATAATGTTAAGATAAGTGATGAAAATTTAAAAAATATAGATAACGAGTTAAAAAAAATGCTCATTGAATCTATTGACAAGTGATGAAAAAGATGTTATATTTTTTATACAATATATTATCCGTTTCGGCGGGTACTGGATAACATTTTATCTGTTTCGGCAGGTACTGGAATTAGGAAAGCACTATTCATTATTTGGATAGTGCTTTCTTAGCGTTTAAATTCATTCATTTAGGAGGTATTTATGAAAAATTTACAGTTATTATTAGTTTGCTTTATACTCTGTATTTCTATTACAGCTTGTTCATCAGATAAATACGTATTACAAAATACTTATATATCTACTGTTGATAATTTTTATAATGCCATGATTTTAGAAGAAGAAACTGCTAAAAAGCAAAATATAATAAGCCAATCCCCTGATTTTAATGTTTTTTATGAACGTATATCAAAAAATGCAATATACACAGATACTGCAATAACTTTTTTAAATTCGTTTTATAATTCAAAGGAACGTGATAAAAAAATAGAATTCCCTAATCAGGAATTGCTTTTAAGTGTTTTAATGGAAAAAAATACTTCTTATAATTCAATACAGAATATGCGGAATGCTTTTAGTCATGATCTAACTAATGTTCTAGCAAGTGTTCTTACCTTAAACCCTCCACCAGAAAAAGGTCAATTAAAGGAGTTGATAGAAAAAATAAAATTCAACGAAGAATTGGCCGTTGAAGATTATGATAAATTGAGCGTATCATATAAAAAATATCTAAAGGAACATCCATTAAAAGAAACAAAAGTAACTCTTAATGGTAATAATTTAATGAATTTTATGTATGTTCAATCTAATACAGTTGATAAAATTAATGGGGTGTTCAGTTATATAAGTGGTTTTACAAATATGGATATGAAACCTATATATGAAAAACTAATAGAAATGACAAATATATCTATGGTTAACATAGATAATGTAATGAAGGGACAAACAAAAAATACAGATAGATATAAAGCATTAGATCTATTGTATCAATCTAACAAAAAGTCTAATGAAGCATTTAAACTATGTTTAGAAGACACTAAACAAAACTCCAATGCAAATTCAGATAAGATAAAAGCTTTAGGAGCGAAATCCGGACGATTATATAGGAATTATTTAACAGAATTTAATAAAATAGATTTTACAAAATATGATAATTAAGGGTAGATTTTTTAACGTCTGCCCTATAAAAAACAACTTATAAGAACATATGTTTGTATTTTAAAATTCGGAGGTAATTATGGGAGTAAACAAAACACTAAACAGATTATACGAGTACGTAAACGAACAAGAAATCAAACTTAAATACGTCAATGACCTAGAGTATAACTATAACTTATGTGGATTATATGCCTATACGGATGATACTCCAGTTATTTTATTGGATAGTAAATTGGAAAAAGACACTAAAAAGCATATATCTGTACTAGCAGAAGAATGCGGCCATTATGCAACATCATATGGTAATAATATTAACCCTATAAATAATGAAAATTCAAGAGTATTACTAGAAAAATGCGAACAAAGGGCCGATAAATGGAAGTGTAGCTTTATTATACCTGATGATACTCTAAAAGAAAAACTACTAGAATTTGATAGTTTATTTGAGGTGGCTAGTGACCTTTGTATAAGCGTTGATATAGTTCTTAATAGATTAACCTATCTATCACGTCAAAAACGCTTATATTGGCTTACAGACGATATATTAATAGACCTTACTAAGCTACCTAACCTATATAAAATAGATATAAATGATATGTTATGAATATGTGGAGGCTTTTACCATGATAGAAAACAAAAATTTAAGGATTGCTATATATATAAGAGTTAGTACTCTTTACCAAGTGGATAAGGACTCCTTGCCAATGCAACGTGAAGACCTAACAAATTACTGTAAATATATATTTAATACAGAAGATTATGAGATATTTGAGGATGCAGGTTATTCAGGAAAGAATACAGGCAGGCCAGCTTTTCAGGAAATGATGATTAAAATTAGGAAGAAAGAGTTTACTCATATACTAGTGTGGAAAATAGATAGAATATCTCGTAATCTATTAGATTTTTCTAATATGTATGAAGAACTAAAAAAATATGGCGTTACCTTTGTATCTAAAAATGAACAATTTGACACTTCATCGGCCATGGGTGAAGCTATGCTAAAGATTATATTAGTATTCGCTGAATTAGAACGAAAGCTAACATCAGAACGTGTATCGGCTACTATGATATCAAGGGCAACTAAAGGCCTATGGAATGGTGCCAATGTTCCTATAGGCTATAAATGGGATCCTGATACTAAATTCCCTATCCCCGACCCTAACGAGGCTAAAACAGTACAATTAATATATGACATGTATATAAAAGCTAAATCATGCCTAGCACTAGCAAAACACCTTAATACTGAAAATATACCAACTAAACGAGGCGGAAAATGGACCTCTAAGACCGTAAACGATATATTAAGAAATCCATTTTACAAGGGAACATATAGATATAACTATAGAGAGTCTGCAAGAGGTAGAAAAAAGAATGAAAACGAATGGATCATAATTGACGATAACCACGAGGGCATAATTGATAAGACTGTATGGCAGTTAGCCAATGATATCCTAGATAGTAATGCGGGATTATTAAAAACTAAATATAGGAAATATAAACATATCCATATCTTTTCTAAAAAGCTAACATGTACTAAATGTAGCAATGGATATATAGCAACTAAGGACAAGGCAAGAAATGATGGTTATATGCCATCTAAGTATAGATGTGCCGGCAAAATGCACAAGCATATATGCGATGCTAAATTGGTATCTGATGTAGTGTTAGGTCCTTTTATATTAACCCTAATCAAGAATATTATTAATGCGGGTAACATGTACATTGATACAATACAGGAATTAGAGGATATCCTATTAACAGGTGATCCATTTAAGGATGTTCTATCTATAAATAAAGAGGATTTAGAGATATTATATATTGCCCTATTCCATGTACCTGCGACTACAAAAAATATAACCTATAAATCAACCTTAGAAAGTCTTCCTAAAGATAACGAGGAAATGGAACGTGATTTTTTAAAAAAGAAATTAGAAAAATTCAAAAAGGATAAGATGAAATACTCTAAGGCCCTAGAAAGACTGGAAGATTTATATTTATTTTCAGAGGAAAGTATGAGTAAAGTTGATTATTTACTTAAGAAAAAACAATATGAAAGCAAGCTAGACGAAATAGAACAAAATTTAAAGCAATTTTATAGGATGAATGATAAAACTAGAAATATTAAGGATATGACCTTTGTTTTAAACTATGAGGAATTTCTTTTTAATCAAATGTTAGGAAAAAAAGAATTGAATTTCAAGCATTTAATGACTAATACAAACAATAATGTTATTAAGGACTTAATCGATACTATAATTAAGACTATTTACATGCATGATAAAACCGTTGTCTCTGTGGAGTTTAACAACGGTATACATCTTCATTTTAATTATTAATCGTGGCTATGTAAAGGGTAATAGAAAATCGTGACTTCTGCAACGGCCGGACACCCAAAGGTAGTGCAGAAGTATGACTTTCTATTTCCAGTCCTATTAAATAGGCCTTCATTCATCATGTGAATAGACTCTATATATTTTTCTTGCTCTTCTATTTTATCTATAGATAACTCTATTTGCTTCCTTTTTGACACCTTATTTCTCCTTACTTAAAAGTACTTACTCCCCATACTTTCATTTATATTATCACTCTATTTTATCATATTTTGACAAATAACTGAATTTAATTTATCCTAATTTACAATAAATTACTGATTAAGATCCTCTTATAAGACCTATTTCAGCAGTATATTAAACTAGTGCTTAGATATTCATCATAGACTCACATAAATGAATGGTCTACATATTTATAAAAATCATTCTACTATACCGTGACTAGTTATTGATTCCAACAGAAAAGGACTACCCTTACGGTAGTCCCTAATAAGCTATCTATCTTTTGCAAAAAACCAAATCATACTCCACCTTAGTAACTAGTATACTAGAACCTGCAAGGCAGACTAAAAGCGCTTCCTACTTGTAGTATCTCTCTACTGCATATATATGAGCTGCATTTACATATCTAGCTCTTTCTTCTTCAGGCAACTTCTCAAGTTCTCTTCTGAATACAGCATCAAATGACTCATTGTTGCTATTTAATAGTGACATATTCATCATAGCATCTGGTGAAAGAACCTTAAGCTTCTTATCGATTATCTTCATAGTCCTAAGAGTAATTTCAGCTCTCTCTAAACCACGTTCCTTTAGGTATTCATCATATGCTTCAACTATTAGACGATAATCTGGGCAAGTATGCTTTAAGCACTCAAATTCATCATTAGCTAGAAACTTGCAAGTGAAAGGAATATTGTCCCAAGTATGGTAGATGTCAGATACATATACCTTCTTATCAAATAATTTCTTAATGATGTTCTTTATATTTTCTGCATCATAGAACTTATTTGCACTATTGTTGATACCCTTGATTTTTTCATCCATTTCATTAATCTTAATAATGTGATCAAATTCATTTGCTAGGTCAGTCTTAACCCATTCTTCGTCAAAACCTAATTCCTTAATCGTAGATAATACAGCTCTCTTATAGATTTTCGGATTCTCAAATGCTTCCTTCCTAAGTATAGCCAACACAAAATCTTTTAAATCCTTCTTGTCTCTTATGCTCAAGTTTAACCTATTCATTTAAGTTACCCATCCCTTCTCAAAAAAAATAAATTATTATTTATTGCTTTGTTTGATATTATTCTAACATAGTTCTACTATAAAAGCAACGTTTTTACAGAAAAAGTCCGGAAAAAAACGCTTTTTTAATTTTTCATTAATTTAAAATTCAGGAAAAAATTTCAAAAAAAATCCTTGACAATGATCTACGAAAGATATATGATATTTACAAATAGAAAATCCTATGAGGAGAAGTAGTAGGTTAGTTAACTATTTATAGAGAGTCGGTGATGGTGGAATACCGATACTAGCAACTGATTGAATGGGTCTCTGAGGAGTGAATCGAAATCTTTTCGAGAGTAGACTTCACCGTGGGCTGCACGATATAGCGGATAGGGAATCATGAGTTCCTGAATAGAGATGTACGAGTTCATACTCGTATAATTTAGGTGGCAACGCGGATTATACTTCGCCCTATATATGGGGCGGAGTTTTTTTATTGGATTTTTTATATCAAGAATTTATGTATTTTATGGAGGTATAAAAATGAGAAACTCAAAAACAAAAACTATGATTTTAAACGCAATTTTATTAGGAATTGGCTTTATAGCCCATCAGATCTTCCCTGCTATTGCAGGAGGTATCACACCAGACCTTACACTAGTAATGCTATTCTGCATTATGGTAATTAACAGGGATGACTATAAGTCATGCTTGGTTGCAGGTATTATTTCAGGTATTTTCTCTGCCCTAGCAACAAAGTTCCCTTCTGGCCAGGTTCCTAATATGGTAGATAAGTTGGTAACTGTAAATGTAATGTTCATATTGATGAAGACTATGTATGCCCTACCACTAATGAACAAGTTAAACGAAAAGAAGGACCAGATAATTATATTTGTTATGACTCTAGTGGGTACTTTTGTAAGTGGTCTAGTATTCCTAGTGTCTGCTGCAGCAATGGTTGGACTACCAGCTAGCCTAATGAGCCTTATTGTAGCAGTGGTACTACCTTCTATAGTTTTAAATGTACTTGCATCAATGGTATTATTTAATATTGTTAAGCTATCCCTAAAGAGATCAAGCTACCAGATTGGCTAGTATATTATATGTTATCATTTAATTTAAATTGTAAGCTCTAGTATATGATATGTATACTATTTCTTAGCGCAAAATAGCCAGGTATCCAACAAGCAAAGAGATAACTGGCTATTTTTATATACTGTTCCAATATAATAAAAATTATATGTTATAAAGAGAATAACAGTATTGACAATAGTTATCATTAATTGTATAATCAAGCTGGAGATTTTCTCAAATTTTTATTGGAGGTATCAAAAGAAAATGTCAAAATATCATAAAAAGAATATATCATTGTTTTTAGCTACGGTAATTACTTTTTCAAGTCTAACCATAGGAGATATACATGCTAATGAATCTCCGTCAGGTTTATCATTGGAAAGAATATATGGCAAAGACAGATATGAAACATCAATGAATATTATAGGAAAGCTGAGTCCATCCAAAGTATATTTAGCCAATGGAAAGTCTTTTGCTGATGCCTTATCTGTTGGGCCAGTTGCCGTAAAAGAAAACGCAGCAATTCTCCTTACTGATGGTAAAAACCT